ATGTCACCCACTCTAACATCTACAAGGAGATATCAGCATGAGCCATTATTCTATTTATAAGGTTACAAATAGAACAAATCTAAAAGTCTATATTGGATTTTCCAAAGATTGGAAAAGTCGCAAGCGTAGACACAAATCTATTTATACCAACTCCCAAACAAAATTCTACACAGCGTTAAGAAAATATGGTTGGGATAACTTTATTTGGGAAGAAATCTATTGTTCTTTAGATAAGGAACATTGTTTTAAGACAATGGAACAATATTTTATTGAACAATACAATTCTATCAAAAATGGTTACAATATTATCCAAGGTGGTAGCGGAACACTAGGTTCAACCAAAGATAAAATTTGGATTAATAATGGTTCTATTACAAAACGATCCTATAAAAATGAAATTCCAGAAGGATGGGTTGAGGGTAGAATTAAAATTAATCGCAAAGTTAAAATGTCGCAAGAATCTAAGGATTTAATTGGATCTAAAAATAAAACACACGGGACAGTTTCTAGATTAAATAAAATTATGTTATCTTGTCCACACTGTGATAAATCAGTTAATGTTGGATTATCAAAAAGGTGGCATTTTGATAATTGTAAATTTAAACCTTTTTAGTCTTAGACCCTATGTTATACTTGGGTACTAATTCCCACTCTGCTTTCTCTTTGTATGCCACAACTTTAATTTGCGACAAAGAGACTTTTGGTTCTGCCTTGGTGTTATCAACCACCTTCAGCAATCCCCAATCTTGTAACAATCCTGCCACTGTATTTCTACGCTCAACATCATTAGAAGTTATATTGGATTCTTTACCATCCAATGCAAACAGTTCCTTGAAGTGAACGATAAAATACCTACCCTGCTTATGCAAGATATGGCACGACTGATATAATTTTTGTTCTTTTCTGGAAGCGATCCCAATTCGGGTAAGGGTTTCACGAATCTTCAAAAAATTATCAGGTTCAGGTAACAGGACTTCCAGCATAGAGTCTGGTGTCCAGTCATAGTATATCATTTCAACAGACATTATTTTCCACCTTTGTATAGTTTTTCTTCTATCATTGTCAACTGGTCAGGACTCACTATGTCCATGACCTCTTTGGCTCTCTCAGTAGAATATTTATAGTATTCCATGATTAGAAGAAGTTTCCTATCATCAGCGTCTTTTTTATGCCATTTCGAAAATCGCTTCTTCTTGCTTATTGTATTTAGCAAGAAGTCATTCTGCCATACCTTTGGTATGGAACCATGCTGGTTCATTTCATTTGCCATCATAACTGTGTCAGCAAAATAAGACAAACCCCTGTTGACCATGTAAGGGGAATAGTCCTTCTCGTTCAGCGGATCTTCACGAATTAGATCCTTCTTGGTCATGTTTATAGCATTGAGAAAATCAAATGGACTCATTAGTCTGCTCCCAACAAAAGAATATCTGTTGGTTCAGCAGCAAATCGTTTACCTGGAAACTTTATTTCCAGCTGTTTTTCAATCTCAGATCTATCTTTACCCTGAGCCATAAAAGCATTAGTGTTGTTGTCATATACATACAACATACCATCATGTTTCTCAATCTTGATTCTTATGTGTGTGTCATTGATGTGTTCTTGAAACTCATGGATAGCATGACGAAGATTTCTACGAACCATTCGCTCATGTGCGTGCCAGCCATACAGCGCACCAATAAACCATGCTGTAAAAAGTGTTAGTAATGTTACAATAATCTCAACCATAACATCCTCACTTAAACTTACATTGCATCATAATCTCAACCATTGCAGCTGTGGTATTTAACTCATGGTCAGCTACGAATGCTGCTTTGTATTGGTAGTCTGCCAGAATTAAAACAAGATGATGAATGGTAGAAGAGTCAAGGAATTCTACAGCATTGTCATACAGTTCTTTGAACAACTGTGTAGTTTCAATATCGGAATTCTTGGCAACCCACTTACGCACTTCAGGGAATTTCTTTTCCTTCAAGAAACCAACTAACTCACGGAATGATTCTTGAGATAAGTTTACAAGAATACCAGAGTCAATCTTACCTGTGACAGAGTAGCGTTGAAGTTCATTTAGGATTCGGCGATAGTCGGGGAAGTGTTTAGTAACTACCTCGGCAACTACCTTTGGATCAAACTCAATGTTCTCATCTTTAAGAATACCTGCTGCTCGCTTGAAGAAGTTGGCTGCGATCTGTTGCTTATCTTTACCATCGATCTTAAACTCTACAACTGAACAACGACTGTGTAGTGGTTCAATGATACGATTCTTAAAGTTACATGTAAAGATAAATCGGCAGTTGCCAGAGAACTCTTCAATGAACCCACGCAAGGCAGGTTGAGTAGAGTTAGCATTTAGATAGTCCGCTTCGTCTAGGATAACTACCTTCTTAGAATCTGTAAGGGATACAGTTGAAGCGAAAGATTTAATTTTGGTACGAAGAACATCGATACCTGATTCTTCAGATCCGTTGATTAACAGATACTCAGCACCGATTTCGTTACATAGTGCCTTGGCGATTGTTGTTTTACCAACACCAGCTGTACCACAAAACAAAAAGTTAGGTAGCTGACCAGAAGCAATAAACTCCTTGAAGGTTTTCTTCAAACCCTCAGGGAGAATACACTCATCAATGGTCTGTGGTCTGTAGCGCTCTACCCAAAGAAACTCACTCATAATATATAAACTCCGTCAATGTTGCGAAAAAGGATTAAGAGGGCGATCAGTTTCACCCTCTTGTTCAGGTACTACATAATAATTATTCGAAAGTGGAGTCGGCTTCGACTGCGACATAGTAGACGAGGTCGTTTGTTCCTGCGAATCTGCTGATTCGTTTGCTTGAGATTGAGACATTATATTCCCCTGCCACCATCTTTAAGTTTTCAACTTTAAGATTTACATTAAACACCTTGTCAGTTGGACCAAGATCTACATCGTAGGAGTTCGCTGAAGCATTTTTCTTCTGGCAAACTTTACCGATAATCTTAGAACCATCACCTGCGATAACCAAGTCAGGTGCTGAAAGAACACCACTGGTACGACGGATCAAGTCCAATGTTGCCGATGTAACACGAAAGTTAATCTCAGGATCGGGGAAGGTAATCTCTTTCTGTGGGACAGTGAGGTTTGCTGCTTCTGCTGCGTAATACTTGATATGGTTATTGTTCTCACGAATCTCAATAAACTTTTCGCTGAATGTCAAGTCTGGATCTTGGAACAAAGACAATGCGCCAAGGAATTCGTTTAGATCGTAAATACCAAAGTCGCTGGGAATTGTCTCAGCAATAGGAGACGATGCCATAATATTCTTTGGACCAGAGATGGTGCCGATTTTACTTCCTGCTTTCAAGAGAAGATTACTATTGATTGTCGAAAAGTTCTTCAACAATTCTACAGTTTGTTTACTTAATTTCATTTATAATTTCCTTTAATGATTCATCATAATTAACGAGAGTACTTCTAATTTCGGCACACTCATTTCTGTGAAGACATTCGTGTGTTGTTCCAGTTTCTTTATAGTGCTCAACTAGACCACAATATTTTTGATGGTCAGTACCATCCATTGGGCAACTTACATATACTTTAGTCATGACGATTTCCTTTTTGATTAGTCATATTAGTATGTATATAAAATGATACCCTAAAATGGCTCAATTGTCAAATTTATTTACTGTAAAGCGAATGGGCTTACGATAATTCGTGGTTCAATGTAAATAGGTTTGGCTTTACCATCTTTGTGGTCAACGCAAAGAACCCAAGTGCCATCAGCAGAAGCTGGGCTGTATAATCCATTTGGATCAGCTTGTGGTAAAGTTACTACACCATTCTGACTACCAACACGCATTTGAGGATTGGTATACTGTGTAGCGTAAGGCAAACCATAACCAACTGAGTCACATACTTTAGTCAACTGGTTATTCATTCCAACCAAATAAGTTGTAGTTGGTACATTCTTATCACGCAGTTCAAGGATATCCTTGAACATACGCTTCTCAGCAAAGTTAGTAATAGCAGGCATGCCAACTGATTGAACAGCTTGTAGTTGCAATTCTTCTTGCTTAGCAGCTTCGATCTGACGACTGTTTGGGTGATCATCGCACGCAGACAACAAGGCGATCAATGGTAATACGAGTAAAAGTTTTTTCATTTTCCAGCTTTCAAATCATTATAAAAGTTACGAAGGTTTGGTGGCATCTTATCTTCTGGATAAACAGAGAAACGATGAAGGACAATTGCACGAAGCGCATCCTTATGATCTTTATCAGCTGCGATATAATCCATCTGTAGATTTTCTAGATCACGAATCATACCATCATTATATTGTTCGCTTTGTTTGAATACTTGATTATCTACTGCACGATATTTCGGTGCAAAATATTGATAAGCAAAGAAGCTACCAAACATACCAAAAACAATAAGCGCAACCCAACCTACTACGATTGCCGAGATTTCTTTAAACATTATTTCTCCAAAGAGTATTTTACATCATGCTCATACAAGAACATTAGGCAACACATTGCATGAGCCAAGTGGTTCTTACCTGTTTCGGGATCGTTTACCTCACCCTCTTTCCATGCCCAGAGGTGTCTTTGCATTGCGTCAAAGTACCTACGCTTAGAGTCAGGAACATACTTCCAATTATCTGGCTCATATTTCTCTGCGCCAAATGTTAGAATCTCTACTGTCGCTTTAAGTGCGAGAGGCGGAACAAGTCCATATTGTAACTTGTTACCATCAAATTTACGTCCACCTGTGGTGGCATTTTGTGACTTCTTAATATCTTCTTTGGTTGCCATAATCTCTCCAGTGAAATGACAAATGGGCACTCCGAAGAATGCCCATTCATAACTCACTAATTAAGCACGAGTAAATGCTTGTGCGCCAGCAATCGCTTGAGCCAAAGCAATGATACGGCGACTTGGTGTGCCGATACGATACTTGGTTGCGACTGTGCCGTTGCTCAATGTTGTTGGGTTGCTGTATACGCAGTAACCTTGCTCACGCAAAACTTGAACATGGCGAGCTGGGTTAGCAATACCAAATGAAGCAGTGATTTGCTTCGCAGTAAATGCTTTGCCTGCTTGCAGGTGCTTTAAAAGCTGTTCTTTCTTAGACATAATATCTCCATAATAAAGCCATCAAATAAAAAGAGGGGAATGGTGATGGCAATAAAACCAAACCCCAACGAAACTTAAACTGGGATGCCGTTGGCTCTTAACTCAGCCATGAATTCGTCATCAGATTGTAATTCTACTCCTTCTTCAGGACTTTCGTCAATTATTTTTTGGAGTTTACTTGCATCTTTATCTGTCTTTGTAACTTTGACAGTTGAGAATGCTGCAAGTTCTGACTCAGTTGGCCAAGGCATTTGGTATTGACCACGACCTACTCGGTTGTTTGTTTGCAACCAGTTAGGATAACCCAGTTTTTCACCAGAAGTGTTACGCTCATCCTTCATCTTGTAATACGATGCGTGGATTTGTTTAGCACCTAGAGTACGCTCCGAGTAATACGCAGGGAAGTTCTCCAGCGTGCGAACGATAAACTGTTTCTGGGACTTTGTAAGATCTTTAAATTTTAACATAGTATATTTTCCTTCTCAATTAAATTTGAACTTCATCTGTTTTCGCTTCTTCAACAACAGGTGCTGATTCTTCAACAACCAACTCACCAGCACTTACCTTGTCGAACAAGTCAACAAAGGCAAGGCGAGTTGCGTCATCGAAGCGATTAGTACACAACTCAATTGCTTTCTTCTGATTCTTAAAGATCGAGAATGCTCGAACGATATGAACCAGACGACGAGTAGTGATAGTTTCATCTACACCACCAGCGTCAAAGGTACGACGAATTGCTTCAGCCCATTTAACAAGGTTGCTGGCAAATTCTTCATCAAGAACACCAAAGGACTTCATAAGATTTTGAACAATCTTAATCTCGACTTTGGCATCAGGATATTCCTGATTGAAAGTAACTGCGAATCGCTCAAGGAATGCTTCGTTTAGAACATTGGTACCGATGTAACGACCATCATCGCTACCCTTACCCTTTGTGTTTGCCGTAGCGAACAAGTTAAATCCAACAGCTGGGTAAACCATTTCGTTCTTAAGTTTGAAGTAGAAAGGTTTGCCCTCTAAGATTGGCTGGAGACATAGCAAAGTATTGGCACCACCAGCATCAATCTCATCGAGCAAAAGGGGAATACCCAGACGCATGGCAATCATAACTGGACCCTCAACGATTTCGACATTACCATCGACAAGGGTTTTAGAACCGATCAGCTGATCTTCGTCAGTCATCTTGTTCAAGTTGACACGGATAAGTGGTCGCTGTAACTTGGCGCAAATCTGTTCAATAGAAGTAGACTTGCCATTCCCAGTTGGACCAGAGATATAAGTTGGATAGAATTGTTTAGATGCGATAATACGCTCAAGATCTTTATAATTACCAAAGGGAACATAGTTACCATCAATTTTTGGTACAAGAGATTCTAAGTTCGTATAATCCACAATCACACTTTCGGGTTGTTGAGGTGCGAGTGCAGTATTACCTACGATGGGAGCAGTAATGCTACCACCAGGAATCGCGTATAACCCACGACCGAGTTTATTTTCCATCAACCAAGTCGGATACTTGGAAGACTTTAATTTCTCCATAACAGTTTGAATCTGTTTACGGGAAACCTGCGATGTTGTTTTAACATCAGGGAACATCTCAAAGAGTTTTGACTCAAACTCATTCACATAACTATTAGCCATCATTCACTCACTTTCATAATATAGAACAATTATACACTATTTCGCAATTAATGTCAAGCACCAAATGCAAGATCGTGTTCAAATGCTGTAAGAACAGCTTCAACTTCTTCTCGGTTGATTAATCGACTACCCAACATAACGCACTCTGCTTCGATACCGTAGCTGAAGCATAGGTTATACAACTCATTGTCTGTAAAAGAATCCCACATAATCGTTACCTTTCTAAGTCTATAATAATATTATACCTGAATTCCGAATTAATAGCAAGCATTTTCGGAATAACCCTACGCTCTGTAGGGTTAATAAAAAAGGTTTAAAATCAATGACTTAGGCAACCAACCCCACAAAACGGCTCAATACAACCCGACTGGACTTCTTTACACCGAGGAATTTACCGAACTGCCTAGCAATGGACTTGGCATTGGCTGTAGAGTCAATTTTGAGTTCATCATCGTCCTGGATCTTCTGTTTGGATGCAGGCAACAGATACATCTCATCACGACCTGTGTTAGGAATAATACAGTAATCGTTCTGACGGATATCCTTACGGATCTGTTCAGTCAACCAGTATTCTTGGGTAGCGTTTTCTTTCGGTAGGTTATCCCGAATGAAACATCCAATGTCACGGCGACTGTTGCTAACAACATGGAAACCAACAGTCTTGATACTGTAACGATCTTTGATAATTCGCAAGAAAGTACGAGTCTGCTCTGAGCCATTATCGCTCAAAGGATATTCCTTCTTGGTAATTGGATCGCGAACATAGTTCTTTACCTTAACTTGTTTGTGGTCATCATTGTAACTATACTGTCTAATATTACGAGTCGCACCGCAAACAGAGTGACCTGCGCCATCAGTCAAAGTAATGAAAGACATTTTCTCAACATTATGTTGACGATTAAACTTGCCAATGTAGTCAATCATATACAACAATGCTTCGTTCAGCGGAGTTGAGTTCAGACTATAATCGCGAGAGTAAGTCCATGGTTCAAGAGTCAAGTATTCAACCATGGCATTAAATTCGCTGTTAGTCATTTTATGATTGAACAACTCCAACAAATTCCAGCTGTTGTCAGAGAACCCAGAGAAGTTGTGATCAAGTTTCTCGATGAATGCTTTACGAGTATCGTAAGGAACAGAATCATCGCGATAGCCAGTTGTGAAGGCAAAGACCTGATACGGAATCTGAATTCGTTGGCAGAACATGGCAAGGTTAATAACCTGTTTGATTGTATCAGCCATGTTATTTTGCATAGAACCTGACCAATCTAACAAGAAAAGCATACCATGGTTCTTATCTTCAGGAAGAACATCCAGTTTTCTAAAGATATCGTCAGTCAAAGTATGAGCATACA